TCGGGTGTTTCCCGCCGCGCTGTGCCTGCCTATGCGTTCGCGGGTGCGCCGCGCTTCCATAATGGCCTGATGCCCGACGAGTTCCCCGCCATTTTGCAAAAGGGTGAAACCGTCCTGCCCAAAAACACAAAAATGGGCGGCAACAACATCACCTTCAACATCACCACCCCGAACGCGCAGAGCTTCATGGAAAGCCAAGGGCAAATCATGAGTAAGCTCGCCGCGCAGATGGGGCGGCATAAAGCGAGGAACGGATAATGCCTACATTTCATGAAGTGCAGTTCCCGCCGAAAATCGCTTATGGCGCAAGCGGCGGGGCGGAGTTCAACACCAGTATCACCACCACCTTTTCAGGATTCGAACAGCGCAATGTGAATTGGCAGAAAGCGCGTGGCCGCTGGGATGTATCGACGGGCTTGAAAAGCAAAACCGATATGGATGCGCTGCAAGCCTTCTTCCGCGCACGTTTCGGCAAAGCCTATGGTTTCCGCTTCAAGGATTGGAGCGATTACCAGGCGGTGGGGCAAACGCTTGGCACGGGCAACGGTTCGCTGACTACTTTTCAGCTGAACAAAACCTATAACAGCGGCGGCAACAGCTATGTGCGGGAAATTAAGAAGCCCGTGTCAGGCACGGTGAAAATCTACCTTAACAGCGTGCTGCAAGGCTCGGGCTACTCGGTGGATCACACCACGGGCGTGGTGACGTTTTCCGCCGCGCCTGGTGCGGGTGTGATTGTCAGCAGCGACTTCGACTTTGATGTGCCTGTGCGTTTCGACACTGACACGCTTGCCGTGCGTGCCGACGGACCAGGCTTTTTTGTGTGGGATGCAATCCCGATTGTGGAGATACGCTTATGAGAACCGCTTCAAGCAATATGGCCGCGCATTTGGCTGGGGAAGTCACCAGTCTTGCCGTGTGCTGGAAACTCACGCTGGTGGGTGGCACGGTGATGGGCTTCACCGATCACACGTCTGACCTCACGGTGAGCAGTCAGCTTTACAAGGCCGCGACGGGCTTTTCCCCCACAAGCGTGGAAACCAAAGACAAGTTCAGTGTCGATAACCTCGATGTGGCGGGAATACTGGATGCGGCGGCAATCACCGAAGCCGACATCATGGCGGGGAAATACGACTTCGCCGAAATTGAAATCTTCATGGTGAATGTCACCGACCTAACGCAGGGCATCATAACCCATCGGCGCGGCTGGCTCGGTGAAGTGACGCTCAAGAACGGGCAGTTTATCGCCGAAGTGCGTGGGCTGGCGCAGAAACTTAGCCAGAATATTGTGGAACTCTATAGCCCCACATGCCGCGCCATCTTCGGCGATGGACGCTGTAAAGCCAGCCTTGCCAGCTACACGGTGGGCGGCAGTGTCAATACTGTCAGTAGCAGGCAGGTGTTTATCAGCAATTCAATGACGCAGGCGGCTGGATATTTCTCGGGCGGCGAAGTGGTTTGGCTGACGGGCGCAAACGCTGGGCGGCGCATGGAAATCAAAGAGTTCTCGAACAAGCAATTCACCCTTGTGTTGCCCATGCCCAACAATGTGACGGTGGGCGACACCTTCAACGCGATAGCAGGCTGCGACAAAACGATCAGCACCTGCATCGCCAAGTTCAACAATGCCGTGAACTTTCGCGGCGAGCCTTACGTCCCAGGCATGGACAAGATGCTCGCCACCGCAGCCACGGCCAACGATTTGCAGCGCGTATGACCCAAGCACAAACCATTGTTACCCAAGCCCGAACATGGATCGGCACGCCATTTCATCACCAGGCGCGATTGAAAGGCAAAGGCTGTGATTGCCTCGGCCTGATTGTCGGCGTGGTGGATGAGCTGGGCTTGAAGGATAAGCACGGCCAGCCACTCGCGGGGTATGACGAGGTGACCTATTCCAAAGAGCCAGACGGTGCGTATCTCACTGAGAAGCTCACGGCGTTGCTGGATGAAGTGCCGATAGCCGAAGCGCAGGCAGGTGATCTGGCCTTGTTCAAGGTGCGCGAGAACCCGCAGCACATGGCATTTCTCACCGATTATGAAAACACGCTGGGGATGGTTCATTCCTACGCGCCAGCCCGTCGGGTGGTGGAACACCGCCTTGATGATGACTGGAAACAACGACTTGTGAAGGTATTCAGATGGCAGCCATCGTTCTAGCAGCCGCCGCCAGTTCTGCGGCATCATCCATCGGCGCGGGTGCATTTGCCGCAGCGTTGGCGGGTGGTGTGGGTGGATATTTGGGCGGGTTTATTGACCGTTCCATTTTCGGCAGCAAAGCACGCATCAATCAGGAAGGTTCGCGCCTGACCGACTTGATGGTGCAGGCTTCTACCTATGGCAAGTCGATACCCGTGGTTTATGGCAACGCCCGTATTGCAGGAAACGTGATCTGGTCGCGCCCGATTCAGGAGCATGTCACCACCACAACGCAATCCTCGGGCGGCGGTAAAGGCGGCGGCGGTGGCGGAAGCGTGGAAACCACCACCACGACCTACACCTACACGGCAAGCCTTGCAGTGGCGATTTGTGAAGGTGCGATCAGCGAAGTGGTGCGCGTATGGGCGGATGCAAAGCAGCTTGACCTGACGGCTGGCAGCTATTCGCTTTATCTCGGTGATGAAACGCAGCTGCCCGACACGTTTATGTCGTCCTTCTATCCCGCAGGGCAAACGCCAGCCTATCGCGGCACAGCCTATGTGGTGATTAAGGATTTCCCGCTGGGGGATTTTGGCAACCGCATTCCGAACTTTACCTTTGAAGTGCGCCGCACGCTGAAAAAGCCCTTCGACCTTGAGGATAAAATCAAGGACATCACCATCATCCCAGGCGCGGGTGAGAATGTGTATGACACGGTGGTGCAGGAGAAAACCAGCGGCCAGCAGGATGTATCAGGCAATTTTGTACAGGGTGGCAAAGTCACCAAGATGAACCTGAATAACCTGAATAATAAAGCCGATGTGCTGGTGGCACTCGATAACCTCAAAGCCAACCTGCCCAATGTGGAATGGGTGTCGGTGGTGGTGAACTGGTTTTCGGATTCCGCAGATCCTGCCGTGAGCATCATCAAGCCAGCGGCGGAGTTTAACAGTCAAGGCGCACGGGTTGCGCCCGATGACTGGGCGGTGGCAGGATTTAACCGCAATAACGCGCATGTGATTTTAACTTTTCCTGATGGTTCGCCCACTTACGGCGGCACCCCCACGGATAAAAGCATCATTCGGCTGTGCCAGGAATTGAAGGCGCGTGGCTACAAGGTGCTGTTTTACCCGATGGTGCAAGTGGACACCATCACGCCACAACCAAAACCGTGGCGCGGCAGGATTATACCCACCAACGCCACCGATGCGGCCAACTTCTTCACCCGCACCAATGGCTACAATGCCTTCATCACGCATTATGCCAACCTGAATGTGGGTGGCGTGTTGCTGAAGAACAATATCGACGCTTTCATGATCGGCTCGGAGTTGGTGGGACTCACCACCTACATGAGCAGCCCAGGCGTATTCCCAGCGGTGACGCAGTTGAAAAGCCTCGCGGCAACAGTCAAAACCGCCGTCGGCGCAGGCGTAAAAGTGGCTTACGGTGGGGATTGGAGCGAGTATCATTCTGTAAATGGCTGGTATCACCTTGATCCGCTATGGAGCGATAGCAATATCGACGTGGTGGCGGTGGATTGCTACTTCCCACTTACGCCCGATTTGCCGCAGGCACAAATTGACTATCAGGCAGTTTATGACGGTTGGACGCAGGACGAAGGCTGGGATTATTACTGGGACGGCACACGCACCACCAAAACCTTCTATTCAGGCGCAACCTATGCCTGGAAGAACATAAAACACTGGTGGAATAGCACCCACACGAATCCTGATGCCAGCGGCACGGCGTGGACGGCCAAGATGAAACCCGTGTGGTTTTCGGAAATTGGCTTTCCTTCGGTGGATGGATGCGCCAACCAGCCCAACGTGTTCGTTGACCCTGACTCGGTGGAAAGTTTCTATCCTCGGGGTTCGCGCTCGCGGGTGGATTTTCTGGCGCAGCGCACCGCGCTCGATGCCTCGATTGACTATCTCAATGCGGAGAACGCGCTGGAAGCCAATTTCATACCGCGCAAATTCGTGTGGACATGGGATGCACGGCCGTTCCCATTTTTCCCTGACCTTGGCTCGGTATGGGCAGACGGGAGCAACTGGAAAACAGGCCATTGGGTGCAAGGCAAGCTGGGGCTTTCAAGCCTCGGCCAGATCGTCGCCGACCTGCTGAAAAAGGTGGGGTACGATAACACCATGTACGATACCAGCCGTCTGACGGATATTGTGTCGGGCTTTATCGTGAGCAATAGGCAAACGGTGCGTGCGTGTTTGGAGCAATTAGCCTCGGCTTATTTCTTCGACATGGTGGAATCGGACGGGCTGCTAAAGTTCATCAAGCGGGGCAAAGTTTCCAACACCACGCTTGATTTCTCGGAACTGGTGCCGCGTGATGATGCGATTGAAACCTTCACCATCACCCGCACGCAGGAACTGGAATTGCCGCGCCAGGTGGATGTCATCTACTTAAACCGCACAGCTGATTATCAGGCTGGCACGCAGTCCTCGCAGCGGCAAACCGTCAAAGCGGTGGATTATGCCACGGTGAACCTGCCGATTGTGCTTTCGGATCAGGAAGCCAAGGTGGTGGCGGATGTGACGCTCTACAATGTGTGGGTGGGGCGCGTGCAGTACCAGTTCACCGTGCCGCCGAAATATGCGCTGCTTGAGCCGACCGACGTGATTACCATCACGAAGGATGGCGCGTCGTATGTCATGCGGATCAATTCCACCAAGCTGGTGCGAAACGGGATGCAGGAACTCACGGCGGTGGCGGAAGATGTGTCATCCTATGATTTCTATAATCCCGCAGGCACTGGCACGCCGAACATTCAGCCGCCGACGAGTATTTCCGCCACGCGGCTGGAACTGCTCGACCTGCCTGCATTCCCCACCGATGCGGTGACGGATGCCTATTTACGCTATGGCGTGGTGGGCTTGGGTGGCGACTGGACGGGTTCGGCGGTTTACCGTTCGGATGATGGCGGGGCAAACTATGCCTTGATGCAAACGCTCACGGCGCAGGCCACCATCGGCGCGGTGCTGAATATCATCCCTGCGGGGACGGTGTACACTTGGGATAACAGCACGACCATTGATGTGCTTTTAACCTTCGGCCAGCTGCAGAGCGTGACCGACATTGCCGTGCTGAATGGCGCGAATGTGTGCGTCATCGGCGATGAAGTCATCCAGTTCCAAACCGCGACACTGCTCGACACGAATAAATATCGTTTGTCTGGCCTTTTGCGGGGGCGGCTGGGTACGGAATGGGCTGTAGGTAGTCACATAGCGGGTGAACGCTTCATCATGCTGACAAACGCCCTTGCGCGGGAACTGATGGCATCCTCTGGCTGGGGTATCGCCAAGAAGTTCAAGCCCGTGACGGTTGGCTCCACACTCGGAGCAACCACCGCGCAGGATTTTACCTATGCGGCAAAGGCTCTGAAACCTTATTCCCCCGTGCATATCGAGGGCAGCCGAAATGTGGGTGGTGATCTCACCATCAACTGGAAGCGGCGCACGCGCATCGGTGGGGATTGGCGGGACGCGGTGGATATTCCGCTTTCCGAGGAAGCCGAACGCTACGAGGTGGAAATCATGCAGGGGGTGACGCTGAAACGCACCATCATCGGCCTGACAACGCCTTCGACCATCTACACCGCCGCGCAGCAAGTGACGGACTTCGGTTCGGCGCAAAGCAGCGTGCTGGTGAATGTGTACCAGCTTTCCGCCGCCGTCGGGCGTGGATACGCGGGAATCGCAACGATCTAACCTTCAAACAACGGATAGTCTTATGCCAAACACCACTAATCGGGTGAAGCTGCCCTATATTCTGCAATCACAGTCGCAAAAGGAAGTGACGCATAACGCATCACTCGACCTGATCGACGCGCTGTTGCAGGCCGCAATGGTGAGCGTGGGGGTTAATACGCCTCCAGGCTCGCCCGTCGCGGGGGATAGCTACATCGTAGGCAGCGCACCCACGGGCGCATGGGCTGGGCAAGCCAAAGCCCTCGCGTTTTACACCACCGCCTGGAACTTCATTGCCCCGTGGGAAGGGCTGACGGTATGGGCGAATGATGTAAACACGCTCTACACCTACGATGGCGCGGCATGGGTGCTGACGGTAAACACCACATCGTTTCAGAACCTCACCATGCTGGGCGTAAATACCTCGGCGGATAGCACCAACAAGTTCGCGGTGGCGAGCGCGGCAATCCTTTTCAATCACATCGGCACGGACATGCAGGTGAAGATTAACAAGAATGCCATAGGCAACAAAGCCAGCTTCCTTTTCCAAACAGGGTTTTCAGGGCGTGCCGAGTTCGGCTTACTGGGGGATGATAACTTCACCCTTAAAGTTTCGGCGGATGGTTCGACGTTCTTTGATGCCCTGAAAATGCTGGCAGCAAATGGTCGTGTGGCTCTGAAATCCAACGCCTCGGGGTTAAGCGGCGCAGGCACAACGCAAGGCACGGCAACGGCAATCACCAAGCAAACGAATGAGTTCACCACAGTGGCAGCTGGCACGGGCGGCATCCTGCCGTCACCCGAGCAAGGCGAGTTCATTTGTGTAGCGAACGCTGGGGCGAACGCCCTAGCGGTGTACCCAGCAAGTGGCCATAGCATTAACGCCCTAGCAGCGAACGCCGCTTTCTCACTGGCCGCTGGCAAAAACGCCATGTTTTGGGCGGCAACCGCCACCAAATGGTACGCAAACTTGAGCGCATAAGGATTCATTTATGACCACACATCCAGCAAAACATAATCTTTATGTTTATCGCGGCGCGACGTTTTCCGAGCAAATTACTTGGAAAGATGAAGGCGGCACGCCGATTGACCTGACCAGTTTCACCGCACGAATGCAGATGCGCGAAACCGTGGAATCTTCCACGCCATTTCTTACCCTGACCACTGAAAACGGCGGCATCACGCTGGGTGGCGCAGCTGGCACGATTAACATTCTGGCAACCGCCGCCGCCACGTCCGCCATCACCGCGATGGGTGGGGTTTATGATTTGGAGATCGTCGCAGCGGATACCGTCACCGTGACGCGCCTGCTGGAAGGAATTGTCATTATTAGCCCCGAGGTAACGCGATGACCGACATCATCACCATCAATGAAGTGATCCAGCTGGTTAAGGTGGAAGAAAAGAAAATCGAGGTGGTTACGGTGGGAACACAGGGACCACCTGGCACAGGCGGCAGCGGTTCAAGCGATCACAGCGCACTGGCAGGGTTAGAGAACGACGACCACCCGCAATATCACACCGATGCGCGTGGGGATGCGCGGTATTACACCAAGTCGCAGATGGATGGTGCGCTGGCACTGATTCCCAAAACGGGACAAGTCACGGTGGATTTTGGCAATGCCAGCGGCGGGGAAGCTGATCTGGCAAGCGTTACCGTCGCAGCCGCTTGGGTAACCGATAGCTCGGTCATTGTTTGCACGGCCGCTGGGGTGGCAACGCCCGACCACGATGCAGAGGATGCAGCACTCGAAGGCATACAGGCGGTGGCGGCAAATCTTAACGAAGGCGTTGGCTTCGACGTAATCGCCCGTGCGCCGCAGGGAAGCTGGGGACGTTTTAACATCAACATTATGGGGGTCTAAACCATGAGTATCATTCTAAAATCTGGCGATTCTGCCGATCTTGCATCCGTGGACGCAAACAAGCGGCTGAAAATCAATCTGCCTATGGCAATGGCAGAGGCTGGCTATTCCGTCATCGCAGGCGAATCTCACGACGGCGCAAACGGTGAGCCGCGCCTGGTGCGTGCGGCTAAAGTTTCCACGGATGGAAGGCTGCGGGTTGGCGTGGATAATATCTATTGGGCGGATACCTTCAATCACACGGTGGTGGATGGTGGCGCGTACCAATTCGTGAGCGTGACGGCAACCATCGCTATGGCTGGTGGCTTCATGGTGTTTAATGCGGGTAACTCGGTGGCCTCCGCAGCGGTGGCACGGGCGCAGACCTATAAAACCTTCCCGCTGCATCCTGCTGGGTCTTTGGAAGTGCTTTTCCGCCTGCGCTTTGCGATTAACCCGATAGCCAATAACGTCTGCGAGTTCGGGCTTGGCTTTGCCGCCACGACCGCCACGCCGACCGATGGGGTGTATTTCAAGCTCAATACTGCTGGTTCGCTGGTGGGCGTGATGAATATCAACGGCACCGAAACCACCACCGCGCCAATGCCTGCACCCGTGGCAAACGAGGTTTACTATTATCGCGTTGTCATCGACCAAGACCGCATAGAGTTCTACATCGACGGGGTGCTGGAAGGTGTCATTCTTTCGCCCAACACCGCCGCTGCAATTTCGCTCTCACGCTGGCAGCCGCTGCTTATGCGCTGCTACAATGCCGCCGCTACAGGTTCGGCGCAACGCATGGAGATTGCCGACGTATCAGTGATTGCCCGTGACTTGGCCTTAAACCGCCTTTGGGCAACGGCAATGGCTGGCATTGAGTGCGGCAGTTATAATAACCCTCGCGGCGCAGCGGTGGGACAATCAGCCAACTATGTGAACAACACGGCTCCCGTATCGGCCACGCTTTCCAACACGGCGGCGGGTTACACCACGCTGGGCGGTCAGTTCCAATTTGCAGCGGTGGCGGGTGCAGAAACCGACTATGCGCTGTTTGCCTTCCAAGTTCCCGTAGCAGCAGCTGGTGGCGGTAACCGCAATCTGGTGATCCGAGGCGTTCGCATTGAAACCTTCAACATGGGCGCAGCCTCCGCCGCCACACCCACGCTTTTACAATGGGCGTTGGGCGTGGGTTCGACGGCAGTATCGCTGGCAACAGCGGATTCCAACACCGCAGGCACACGCGCACCACGCCGCATTCCGCTTGGGGTGCAATCTATCCCCGTCGGCACGGCAATCGGTGGAAACGTCGCGCCGATTGATGTGAACCTCGATGCGCCTCTGTATGTGGCAGCGGGAACATTCGTTCACGTCATCCTGCGTATGCCAGTGGGAACGGCCACGGCCTCGCAGATCATCCGTGGGCTTGCCATGATTAACGGCTACTTCGAATAACCAACCCTTCAACCCGCAACCAACCACCGCCCTTTGAGGCGGTTTTTTTATGTCCAAAACCCAAGGAGGAACCATGTCACCACCCGACGATATTGATGTGCGCTCACAGCTGGCTGTGATGAACGCGCAGATCCAAACACTCACAAAAACAGTCGATGTGCTGGCGGAGGAAGTCAAATCCCTCACAGCACTGGCAAATCAGGGCAAAGGGAGCCTTCGCACCCTCCTGATAGTCGGCGGCCTATGGACGGGCTTGGTGGCCTTTCTCAGCTTCGCCGCTGGTCATCTTTCTTGGAAATAATGGAGGTTCTTATGATTACGCTACTCGGTTCTTTACTCGGCTTCCTGTCGGCGGCCTTTCCTGATTTCTTAAAACTGTTCCGCGACGCGCAGGATCGCAAGCACGAGCTTAAAATCCTTGAAATGCAGATGGAGCAGCAGAAGCTCGGGGCTTCCCAGCGTTTGGAAGAAATCCAGGTGAATGCTGACATCGCCGAATCCCAAGCCCTCTATCGGACGTACAACACTGGCATTCGCTGGGTGGATGCGCTCAACGGCACGGTGCGTCCTGTCATCGCTTACAGCTTCTTCATTCTCTATGCGCTGGTGAAGGTGATGCAGTTTTCTGCAGATCTTCCGTGGTTGCTATGGACGGCGGAAGACCAGGCGATTTTCGCAGGCATCATCAGCTTTTATTTCGGCCAACGCGCCATGAGCAAATTGCGGAGCGGAAAATGAGACACATATCCAGACAAGGGCTTGACCTGATTTGCCGCTTTGAGGGCTTTTCGCCGATCATTTACATGTGTCCAGCGGGGTATCCCACGATTGGCTATGGTCACCTGATTACCGAAGCCAACAAGGAGCAGTTCCTAGACGGGGTGGATGAGGACGAAGCCCTCGATCTGCTCCGTCAGGATGTGGCGGTCGCAGAACGCGCCGTGCTACGCCTGATTAGCGTGCCACTCACGCAGGGGCAGTTCGATGCGCTGGTGTCTTTTACCTTCAACCTCGGCGCAGGTGCGCTTCAACGCTCCACGCTCCGCCGCAAGGTCAACCGTGAAGAACATGCCGACGTGCCTACGGAACTCATGAAGTGGGTGTGGGCTGGTGGCCGCAAGCTCAAGGGGCTTGTGAAGCGGAGGCAGGCGGAGAGTGCTTTTTATAACTAGAGTTTTAGCTATTCATTTCCGTCAAAAATCTTGAGGGAGCCTGGTTTCTATAATCACCCCACGGCATTTTACGTTGCCCAGGAAAAGTAATATATATCCATCTTCTTGCTCTGGTTACAGCAACGAAAGCACTATTCCTTTCTTCTTCAATATCTTTTTTAGTAGATGCTCTGTAATCAGGAAATACGCCCTCACACATGCTTATTAAGAACACAATATCCTTTTCCAGCCCTTTCATTGTGTGAACCGTACTCAGTGTTAATCCTTGAGGGTTTGGATCATCAGCTAATTGCCCTAGAGCCATAGCATTACGGAAAGATAGCAAGGAATCCCCAAGTCCTTTCCGCTTGAATATCGTCCAGCAATTTCTGAATTCAGATAGTTCTTGGATTGACCTCTCAAGCTCGGCAAGGGCATCATCATTTTGGGTGGAAGATACCAGGCTTTTAAGTGAGGTTTCCATTTCAGAGCAGAACTTTGGAATATTGGGCTTTTCGATATTGATCGCAGCAATCGTTAAGAGTAGCTGTGCCTGCAACTCAGGAAATGGTATATCAGCAGCCTTGGCAGCATCAGAAAAGCTATTCAGTATATGCTCATCTGTCCAACCACTTGGTGCGCCTATCCTTAGGACGGCACATAATTTTTTTCCATCAATCCAATCCTTAGGATTTAGTTTTAGTCGAATAGAGAGATCTAAGATTTTTCCGAAGATAGATGTTGGTTCTGCCTGACGCTCTGCTTTCTTGAGAGAATAATTTATATTCTTTGCGTTCAATGCTTCCTCTAACGCATTAAAAACAAAGCGGTTACGCGCAATGACAACCATTTTATTGAGGGTAATTTCTCCCTCAATTTCAGGATCAAACTTCAATGCCAGAAGCTCTTCGATTTTGCTGCACACCCAAGCAGCCTCTGCTTCTTCTGTGTCTAGCTTTCCTAATTGACTTTTTCCCTCAAGCGCAAAGAGTGACTCAACTTGTGAGTTGGGGCGCAGCTTATTCGCTAGGCGTATAATAGCTTTCGAGCTTCTATAATTTTCTTTCAGTTCATATTGGGTTGGAGAAAAATCTTCTATGAACCTTTTGCACAGATAATCATGAGATGATCCATTGAAGCCGTAAATCATCTGGTTCGGGTCGCCCACCATCATGACACTTTTGATTTGCTCGCCGCACAATACTTTTATTAACTCATATTGAGCCCGATTTAAGTCCTGAGCTTCATCAACGCACAAATGTTTGTATTTTGCTCTATAGATGTCTCCACACCAAGGCTGTTCAAGCAAAATACGGTGGGCGTAAACAAGAATGTCATCAAAATCTATCCCTCCACCTGCAAGCAGGGCTTCTTGATAGCCTTGAAACAACTGCCACAGATTATCTTCGTCCGTATATGCTTCTTTGATTTCTTCTTCCGTTAAGAGATCAGGCTTCACAGCGGAAAACTGATCCATGTATCGCTGAATCTTTCTGTTTCTGTCTTTCTCATCTTTTGAATCAAAAAAAGTATCTGGATCAATCCCGCTATCAGTTAGCGACTGCAAAAACACAGCTTTTCTATCCTGATCGCGTTCGTAGATATGCAACTCTGTAGGTAAGCCAATGGTATTGCCATATTGCTCGAGAACTCTTTGTGCGATGCCATGAATAGTAGAAATCCAACATCTATTACCCACTTCATCAATATCATCTAAACGAGCTTGCATTTCTTCAGCTGCTTTATTCGTAAATGTCAGAGCTATGACCCCATCTTTTTTTGTATTCTGAAGAATGTGCCTAATGCGCTCAGTCAGAACGCGCGTCTTTCCTGCGCCTGCAGAAGCCAGAACTTGAATTGGGTTGCCAATATCAGCTTTAATTACTTTTAACTGCGCCTCTGAGATATTTATCATAATTTAAGCCATTTAGTTACTTGTTGAAGAGCCTCTGTCACAGCAACTGGCGTGATTTTAGCTGGGTCTTTTTTGTTGGGATTCTCTCGAATTACATCTGCCAAAAATCCTGAATATGATGCTTTATTATCGCGCATCATTTCCAGCAAATCTGCGTCGCTCAGAGCTGTAATCTCTTTCAGCTTTGCTTCCTTATATTTGGGGTTATCCGTAGCATTGGTCGCTGAAAGGACTAACGCCTCAATGATTTCATCCTTTAATGGCAATTGATTTAATAGTTCCGCTTCGAAGTCATTACCATTTCCGAGGTAAGAAACTCATAGAATGTCTGCGTCAATTTTATATCCCTCATCACGAATTTTCTTAAGCTGTGACTCAATTTCCGTTTTTGTAGAGCCGTCATTATCGCTGATGATGTAGGTTGGGATACCAAGACTACATGCAAGTTTTACAAACGGTGCGTAGTTTTTTCCACTAACGCTAACGCATGAGATACCCAGAGCAAAAAGTGACTTGTTTGTATATAGGTCGCATATTGCAGGTATTACTTGTTCTTCTGTAATGCCCTCAGCCAGTATCAATGCTCGAGCAAATAATATTTCACCTTTTTTGGAAATGATTTCGCGTGCCAGAATCTTTCTATCCTCGCTCGAAATACTTTGTGGAATGTTTTGAACGCTCATTCCTTCGCTGTCATTACGCATTGATCTAATATCGCGAATATCCGCCATAGCAGCAAAATATGGGGAATGAGTGCTTACAATTACTTGCCCTTCTGATTCAGCTAGTTGACCGTATAACGTCCTTTGTGCATTTGGATGCAGATGTGCTTCTGGCTCCTCGGCGGCAAGAATTGGGAAAAATGGCTCTACCTCTGCCTTGTGCTTCTCAACTTGTGCCTCAACAAATGCTTTTACGGTTAGCATTGATGCCCAACTGCGAGTGCCCATCCCATGATATTCCATAGAGAAGGTATTGCTTGCACCTTCGCCAAAATGAACAGAAAAATGCTTTGATAAATCTCTTATTTTTTTAGGGAACGGCGTGATTTCAACATTGCCAGCCCCTTGAAATGATTGATTTAGTTTCTCCAGTTGGGTTTTGAAACTTTTAAGGGCACTACTTTTATTTATCGCATTTATGTTCAATTCCTGAATCAGTCTTTCAATCTCGATAATGTCTTCTTTGCCATATTCGACACCTGACAAAACCCTTCCAGCAAATGATGATTTGTCTTTCAGTTCGTAGTGTATATCGCGTTGCGCTTCGATTGAAATGAAGGGAGTGCTAATGATTCGGTTGATCTTGTCTTTTTCTTTTATTTTTTCATCCTGCCAAACAGCAAATTCTGGCCAGGTTTGCATAGGGTATCGAGAACATTCAAATCCACCTTTGATTTCATTTGGCTTTACACAAGTTCTGATGGCAACAAATTGATTCCCATTTGCCTCTGCTCTTATTTTATCGCCGAACTCTGTTTGCCAAGATTCATCGAATGTTCCCACGCGATTGCCGTTCTCATCAGCGGCTACAAACCTCACATCCACTTTAATTTCAGACGCTCTTTTATCATCAGAACCAATGTAAAAATCTTCTTCGCTGACATAGCGAGAGTAATCTCCCAAAGCCAATTGAAGGGCTTTTAAGAGCGACGTTTTGCCCGAATTGTTTGTGCCAATCAGAACCGTAACGCGAGGTAACGAAATCTCGAGATTCTTAATGCCTCGGAATCCACAAATCCTTACTGTATCTACTAGAATGTTGGACATTATGATTTCCTTGTAATTATTTTTTGCTTCTGGGCATCATATTGATACTTCACAACAGTGCCTTCTTTGATTTTGTCGATAGCCTCATCAATCACGAAGCGCGGCACCAAGAACCATTCACGCGGCACGATGGGGTTGCCGAAGCGGTCTTTGATTTCAATGTTCAGGCGTGCGGGTTCAAAGAACTTGTGGATCAGCTTTTCCAGTCGCACACGATTGATATTCGAGAGTTCATAGGTGGCAACCACCTCGACATCCGCCATTAGGAAGGTGGGGTCGAGCTTGGCGTTAGAGAGGCGTTTGCTTATATCGCCGCTGGTAACGCCGATTTTATGGATAACATCGCGGTGTTCTTTGATGAGTGGGTGGTCGGATTTGCTCCGCAGAATGTAGATAGTGCCTGATTCAATGTCGCCGTCTTCTGCCACATCGGAGAATAAGGGACCCGCCGACGGGTCAGTGATACGCCGCCCAGCTTCATCTTTGTACAGAGCGCGTTGCAGGGAGCGCATCAGCAAGTCGCTTTCCGTGCCGTTATCGTAGATCACCCGCAGGCGTGCATCGGTCGCGCCGTTTGGTGCTTTTATTTCCTCACCGACTTCAGCCACATAAACGATCTGACCGCCCAGGATAAAAAACTCACCTTTTTCAATGCTGGCATCTTCCTTGAAGCGTCGGCTTTGGCGTATGCCGACCTTCAAATCCTCCTGCACGGCGGTGAACAGTGGCTTGAACTTGTCAAAATCTAGGCATGAAGCACGCTTGGCGATTTCTTCGGCGGCGCGGATTTCGGCACGGGTTTTGACGTGCGTGAGTTTGGTGATGTCGTTTTCGCCTGCATCCAGAACGCCGAGTTCCGCAAGCAGCGCGTCATCATCGAGATCGTCGCCTGCGCTATGAATAGCGGCTGGTTGCCCTTGTAGTAGCCCGTGCTTATCGAAGCCAGCAAGCACAGCGCGGCAATCCTCCGAAGTTCGAATCTTATCCAGCCGCACTGCATAAAGCCGTTCAAAGATGTCTTTATCTTCGCCGTTGGTTGGTAGCTGCCCGTGCTGTTCGTAGAAGCGTTCTATATCCTCAAAGCCTGCGATAATGCGTTCCTCGCGTGGCGAACGGCTGGAAGATTTGTTTTCCTCCACCTCAACGCCAAGCTCGGCAAGTAACGCATCATCATCTTCCGTAAATTGAGCTTTTTTAGCCATTCGCTGCCTCCGCTTTCATTCTCGCAAGGAAAGCAATCCCCTCGGCCATTTTCTTTTCCCACGGATCGGGGGACGTGAGGGACGGCAGCCTGCCGCGTTCCTGCTTGAATTGCAGGGCGCGTTTTGCCAGTCCACGCGCTTCTTCAAGTGTCAGCGTGGTTTTCTTGCCTGCGATCACCGCCTGCACTTGTTTCAGGCTTTCTTCCGTCATCGCCTTGGCCAGAATCGCATAGGCTTCACCAAACGGGTTAATGCGGTCAATCAGGTCGATTTCCAAATCGCGCACATCCATCGTGAATTTGCGAACGCCGTCGATTAGCGCGGTGTTTCCGCCTTGCATAAGGTCGTCATCCGCATTGAGGATTTTCTTCGCCTGCTGGGTCAGATTGAGGGCGGCGATAGCGTGCTGGCGTACCGCTTCCTGATCTTCTTCATTCAGTTCGGGGTATTTATCCTTCACGATTTTGCCCATACGCACTTGCGTGAGTTCCTCAGGCACTGCTTCGGTATCGAATAAGCCGCGCTCAAGGGCGGTTTTATCCTGTACGAAGGCCGCAATCACCTCGTTCAAATCTTCCTGGCAAATGCGGTTGGCTTCCTTGCTCTTAGGTTCAACCAAGCCTTTAATCTCGATCTGGAACTGACCTGTTTCTTTGTTAAAACCGACATTCTCTTTTTTAGGGTCATAGCCGCCGTCGCCATAATCAAAGCCTTCAACGGGACCACTACCTGTGCTTTTCGGGGTGAAATTGAACTTCGGCGCAAGCACCTGTTCCATCAGCAGGCTGGCGGCAATCGCTTTCAGTGTATCGTTTACCGCATCCGTCACCGCATCTTCCGAAGCGTCTGGCTCGGCGATCAGGTTGGTGAAGCGTGCGTGGGTTTTGCCTTTGGCATCGCGGGTGGCACGGCCGATGATCTGGATGATTTCGGTGAGGCTTGAGCGATAGCCGACGGTGAGCGCATGTTCGCACCAAATCCAGTCAAAGCCTTCCTTTGCCATACCCAGCGCGATGATAATGTCCACATGGTCGCGGTTGTCTTTCTGCGTGGGGTCTTTGAGCGAGGCGGAAACCTTATCGCGCTTGGCGGCATCATCTTCCACTAAATCGGCAATGCGGAGGGTTTTGCCGCTGGCAGATTTTACAAGGTGGAAGCCTGTTTTTGCGTCCGTGCCTTGCCAGTCACCCAGCTCGTGGATGATGTGTTCCACTTCCTTGATTTTGTCCTTCGTGCTTTCGCGGGAATTGACGTTGGGGATGTGAATGATGGTTTTTTCATCAGGGTTCAACACGCTCAGGATTTCGTCGCAATACGAGCCTGTGTAGAAGTAATAACCGATATTCAGCTGCTTGAGATATTGATAACCATTCAGCTGCTCGTAGTAGGTATAGGTTACCGTCTCGAACTTGGATTCGTCCTGCGGGGAAAGCACGGCTTCCGCATCACCACGGAAATATGAACCTGTCATCGCTACGATATGCGTCTTGTCCCGCGCCATGAACTGCCCGAGATGTGAACCGAGTTTGTTGTCAGGGTTCGCGCTGACGTGGTGGAACTCATCAATGGCAATCAGGCAATCATCGAATGCCGCTACGCCAAACCTATCAATTGCAAAACGGAAGGTGGCATGGGTGCAAACCAGCACGCGATCCGCGCTATCCAAAAACGCCTTCACCGAATTAACCTTGCCGCCGTTGTCATCACCAGGCGCGTTGCAGAGGTTCCATTGCGGCGCGACTTCCCAATCCCACTCAAAGCCATGCTTGCTCAATGGTTCGTTGTTGAAGCTGGAGCCGATGGATTTTTCAGGCACCACGATAATGGCTTTCTTCACGCCTTGATTATGCAGCTTGTCGAGCGCGACAAACATCAGCGCACGGCTCTTGCCCGAAGCAGGCGGGGATTTAATCAGCAAATACTGTTCGCCGCGCTTCTCATAGGCGCGTTCCTGCATGACGCGCATTCCCATTTCGTTGGCTCTCGTGGAGCTGCCATTGCTTGCGTAATTTACGGAAACGGATGGAATGGATTTTTTCTGTGTCATGCTAACCTGCCTTTTGTCCTTCGTTGTTCAAAACGGAATAGCCCTGCGCTATGTCTCGAACATGTGATTGATTGATAATGTCTGAAATGATTTTTTCCTTGGAAGCTGCGCGAACACAGACGAATTGATCCCGATATTTTTCAAATTTCCAGAGAATATCCGCCCCAAAATCTATAAACACAGGGCATTGAGCTTCTAACCATGCAGCATGTGCGCGTTTCCAATGGAACGGGTGGTTGCCGATGTAATTCTGACTGATCTGTCGTTGAATCTCCCGAACAGGACGAAGGCGCACCAGTTCTCTGCCATTGCCATTCAATGCGTGCGGATTCTCGGATTTTCTCCAAAAACCTGTGCAGGAATGTTCGTTTGGTGATGGCATGAACACAATATCATCAAAGTCTTTGCTTTCAGGGTTAGGCAGAGGATTAGGGAAAACTTGAAAACGCGATTGAAAAGTTTTGCCGTTCACTATCCAAAGCAGGTTTTTATAAAACGCCTCGCGTGACCTTAATTCTTCAAGGCTGATCGGCGAATTTTGTATTTCGAGGATAATACCACTGGTAGATTTAATATCGGCACGGTGTTTTTCGCCAGTTATCTCACACCGATGGACGATCTCCCTAAAACTCTCAGGAAACTTCTCTTTCCAGTCACGATGCCACTCGGTTTCATTTTCCCACCACGGATCGCAATCTAACTTTGACTTGTGCGCCCAATGCCAGATTTTCTTTTCACCGCATTTGGCAAGGGTTTCTGCGCCGCAAATATCGCAACTGCCTTTTGCTTTAGGAAATGGGGTAACTTTCTGCCCGTTTATGTAGGAATACTGCATTATGCTGCCCCCACTTTTTTGGATGAAGGCTTTTTCAGATCGGCAGTCATTTTGGTGTAGAGGTCAAACAGCTTTTCCAGCCGCTCCGTGTCATTTTTGAAGCGACGGCCGATATAGATACGTTCCAGCACTTCGTCGTTACGTTCGTGTGCGTGGCGAAGGTTTTCTGGCATATTCTCGGGGTCGTATAAATCAGCTATGGTGGCAGGGAAATGCGCCTCCCGTGCCAGCAGAATATCCTTCGCGCAGCGGGTGAGATCGGCTTTATTTTTCTCGGTTAGCGTTGGGATAGGAAACGTATTCCAGCCGAGGGTATTGGAATAGCGGTAATCTGTTTTAATTTTTCCACAAACGGTTGCTATCCAAGTTACATGCAGGCTTGATGCTATGATCGACATATTCCAAAGAGGAGCATCAAAGAGCGCAAAAGCACTACCGTAAATGATCGTTGGATGT